TTGGTTGTCTATAATAACTATATCATCACTGATTTAGATTGTCAACTATTAATTTTTATATACTGAGAGAGGTCTAAAATGCCCTGTAAGGTGGGATAAACTGATTTAATATACTTTGCTATGGTTTATCTAAAATTCCAAGGAATATAGGTACTGTGAGCAAGGTCATCCCAAGAAGATAATTTCCATCGGTGTCTCGATCTGGGAGCATAACCCAATTCTGTCAATTCAGGATCTTTGTATTCCGCGAAAATAGTTGCAATTCTGCGAAAATGTGAATAAGGCTTTGTTCTAAAAGTTCTGGACATTTTATTATTTATAAATTCTTGTAAATATTCTCCAAAGAATTCTTGATATCAATGAACTCAGGAGAATTTTGATTATTATCCGCCTCAACTTCTTGTATCACCCCAGTATATTCAACAGAATTAAGATATATATTGTAATATTCAAACATAGTAGGACTCATATCTCCCCAGACTACTACATCTTTTTGATTCATACAAAAAGTATTATCAGAACTATTACTCATCCACGATGATAACTGGTAGTGCATAATCATCTTACCACCAGATATAATTGTTATTGGTCTAACTACTAATGGATCGGTAATATAAAAAGACCCGTCTTCTTGTTCTTCAAGATCGTCTGGGATATTGACAAATCCAATAATTTCCTCATTTGTAACTAATTTAATAGCAGCAAAGAATTCTAAATCTTGAGTTTTAGCTTTTGGGTCTGGAGTTAACATCATTTTTTCTTTATTAATTCTATTTCTGTTATATTAAATTCTAATTCTTCTTCGGAATAATATTTGATTCTGTCCATCAAATGATCGATAGTATAATTTTTTATATTACCCACATTAATGTTATCAGCGATATCATATATAGTAGCACGTTGTTTGGAATCATGCAACCGTAATCCTCTACCTATACTTTGTAAATTGCGTATTCTAGATTTATTTGGTGAGGCAAATATGATATTATGTAGGTTTTTAATATTTATACCTTGTTGGTATGTCTGATAGGATGCTATAATCACACCATTTTGTTCGGTTTCTACTAATTGTCTAATTCTTTCTCTCTCATCACTACTAATTTTTCCATATACTAAATGTATACTTTTTTCCGTTAGTTCTTTAGTGAACTGTTCATATAGTGGCAGACCTTGTTGTTCTACTCTACTGAATAATACCAAAGTATTGCCTTTTAGTTTACTCACCAAATTTTTAATAAAGTTATTTCTAATTTGGTGAGTAACTAAATATTCTAATTCTTCATTATAGGATTCAAACATTCGATATGGGTGTTTGAGGATAATAATTTTAATAAGAACATCACTAATTTGTTTATTTTTAATTAGTTCGGTAGTAGTAACCACTTGTTTACAGTCACCAAATAACCCCATTAATTGTAATTTATTAGCTTTAGCACCATCTAATGTTCCGGTAAATCCAAATCTATATTTACACTGATCTAGATGTTGCATGATGGTGGTCAATGATTTAGCAACAGCAGTGTGGCACTCATCGCATATAATCGCATCATACTGTTTGAAATATGATTTAGGCTGAGTATATATACCTTGCCAAGTAGACATTACTATTGGTTTATCTGATTGTTTTTCGCGATCTTCAAATATCTCATGGATTAATCTAACATCCATACCATAACTAACAAATTCTTTTTTAGTTTGTATTACTAAGCTGGTATTTGGGAAAATTATTAAGACTTTAGCAAAATCTTTATAGTAATTAGCCAACATATATAGAGATACTGTATTATGAGTGACGGTAAAATCCCCCAACAAATATCTACGATTACCATCTAATTCAAATCCATAATATTTATCAACTGGCAGTTTGGTGATAGTAATGCCAGTTCTTAATACATTACTTTTATGTTGTCTTTTATATAATTGTAAACGTATACAAGGAATTATAGATAAATCTCCACTGATATTAACTTTAAAACTATTAAATGGTTTATTATTGGCATGAGTCGTTCTTGCTACTTTATATGCAGCTAATCCAACCGATCTACACAAGAAACAAATATCTTCTGCTAGTTGTTCAGATTTGCAAGAAAATTCTGCTACTCCAGTTGATGTGTACCCATCAGAATCTAACAAACCTGCGATCAGTCGAAGTCTATTATCGAAAGAACTAGTTTTAAAAATATGAGGAATATATATTACTGAAGTTTTGATAAACTCGTTTTCTTTATAATAGTTTTCATTTATGACCCTAGCTAAAGTTTTTTGATGTATGTTTATCGCAATTAATTCTACCGCATGTGTTCTTGAATTTTTACAAGATTTACAAATATATCCAAGCTTAGTTAAAATTTCAGTCAATTTATAAGAAATTTCAGATTTATTACTATCATTTAAGTGGAATGTGGTGCAATCTTTTTTACTACCATCACCTAACCACACACCAAACATCCAAGGATCTAAGACATCATTATTCTCATCGCCAAAACTATCTACTTTTGCTCGATATTGTTTTAAGGAATGTTTAGATGTCTTATTTGTAGCCAAATAATCTAAAATACTAACATCAACTATTTGATCTTTTAATATTTTTTTACCATTTACAATAACGACATCAGAATTAGATACTAGAGATAAAATATGAGATTCATTACATACCCAAGAATCCCCTTTTTTTGGTGTGATTCGGTACATAGTTTCTTCTTCACTACAAGTGCTTAATACCTTTCTTGGAGTAGAATCATCTCCCATGATTAAATCTCCAATTACAATATCTTGTACCATTTTAATATGACCATCGTACAGCAATACCGGAGTATCTTTGGCTTTGCATTTGCCACTTGATGTTGGAGACAATATTAATTTTCTATTATTATATATACACTCCTTTACTGTATCTATTTGATAATCTCTAAGAGCAAATGGCAATTTTAGAGATTTTATATATGTATCTACATCGTAATTACATTTTTCATTTACATTTGGTGAAATTTCATATGTAATATTATTATCATTCAGAAAACTGGTGAGATGATCTAATAGTCCATAGTAAATCTGACCACTAGTAACAGAGAATAATCTAATTTTGCCGTCCCAGTTTCCAGACTTATATGCAGGCATGAACTTGTAGCCTGACACATCGAACGAGTAATAATCATTCAATATATATCTCAGTTCTGCATCACACTCTACAATAATGTAGAGTTCATTCTTTTTTTTAATCCTAACGTCAGCCATATTGCTTTTAATAAATCCATAGAATTACACAAAGTATCTCATTACTATTTAGAGGGGGTTATAGGGTATTCTAGACCCCTCTCAGAGCATATTATCTAAAAGCACCATCAGCAAATCGAATTTGATCTGCACAAGTTTTAAGATGATTACCCTGATACCTGACAAAATCTAATATTCTAGTAATATAAACTTTTAGATCTTCCAATTTTGCAATTTCATTAATATAAGATATATATTCTGAATCCAATTCTATTGCTCTATTAAGTTCAGTATTAGTTTTACCTTTAACTATTAGATCTGGATTTATCTTTTTTTCGTGCTCATATGATGTACCAGTGTAGTATCTAGCCAATCTCGATCTCAATATTTCCTTTTCATAACTCTTGATCCTATAAGCATCATGTATAACTTGATAGATTGTCTGATACTTACTATACAACAAAGGATAATTAAACAATCTATCGCTAATATTTACTTGAGTGATAGGTTGACAATCTTCTTGGAATATAGTATATAGTTTATCAGAATTTGGGTATTGTTGTAAATAATCCAAAAATGAAACTGATTTGTCAGACATATATTTTTTGGTGAGGTATTAAATTTAATAAAGTTTATATAATATGTGGTTTATCCCAAGTAGATTGATTCTCTAGATGTGCTTCGATTAATCGTTCTAGTTTGATCTGGTGAGAATTGGATAGTAAGATCGGGCAACCAACCAGGTACTTCTTTGAGTGAGGTTATTAAAATTAATCATATTAATTACTGTGCGGTTTAATATCAAAATGCACATATTTGAATGAAACAGTGGCTTCCAAAGAAGAAGATTGACGATTTTGAGTGGAAAAATTTATAGAAGATAATCTTGTAGGGAAACATTTATAAAAGTGTACATCGAATTTCGGATTTAGTGAATTGTCTAATATAGTCAAGATTGCATCACT